GGAGATAAGCCATTAGGGTGAACTCCCTTGCAAGGAAGAGTCGCAAGGATTACACTAATCGGTTGGCGGCGTCATCACAAAGTTGATTTTCAACCTAAAGCAAGGTGTCGCCGATGTCTTTCAGCGATTTGCGCTCGGCCTTCGCCTCGTACGGCGCTGGAGCACCTTCGCCGGTGACGAACTCGTTGCTCTCCCACGGCCCTGCCCATGACGGCGGCTTGTCCCAGAAGCCTGCAATGTGCGCTCTGATGTCGGTGTGGCTCAGGAGCGCGATGCAGTAGGACAGCAGGTCGAACGCTTCGTTGCGACGCCGGCTCGGGTTCTCCCACCCTTTCGCGGTGCGCACCTCGGTCGTCAGCTGCGTATAGAGCCAGTCTTCCGCCCAGGCGGGGAAATGGACTGCGCCGCCAGCTTCCTCGCGACCGAGCATGTTCGAGGCTTGATCCTTCACGATGTTCGAGTTGATCAGGTAGACGGGAACATCGCCGCGGGCGATCGCCAGCTTGTCCTTCTGTTGCGCGTTCGGATAGGTGACCCGCAGCGGTGCTGTCTCGGTCCGGCTCGGTGCGCCCTTCAGCAGATGGAAGCGCCGATGCAGGTCATCGCCGCGGGCGCGCAGCCGACGATAAAAGTCATAGGCATTCGCCGTCACGCCGTCCGCACCGCCGGAGTCGCAGCCGACGATCTTGATGTGCATCTTGCGGCCGCTGCCGTCGCCGAGCGGCACGGTGCGCTGCAGCACCTGCTCGATCAGCAGGTCCCAATCCTCTGGGTGCGAGGCCGGATCGATCAGATGGTGATCGCCGTCGCCGTCGACCCGCTTCGATTTGCGGATCTTGAACATCTCGACGTGCCAGATGTCGTTGCCGCTGACGAGATAGACGTGAACGACGAACGACGGCTTGCCTCCCGCCTGAACGTCGACGGTCGCGACGAGGAAACCGCCACCGGCCTCGACCGGAACGACAGGCGCCTCAGCGCTGCCGCCCCAATCCTGCGCGCGCCGCTTCAGTTCCTCGGGGAGTCGGCCTGCTTCGAGCACCTTGGGGACATAGGCGTCGCCCTGGTCGACGTTGGTCGTGGTGGTCAGCGGCCCTTCGTCGCCGGTGCGCTCATAGGCGTCGAGCGCGACGAGGTAGCGATAGACGAGCTTTTTCCAGTCGGTGAACCCGGCTGCTGGCCCGAACATCCAGAACGATGCGATGTCCGAACGCCGCGGCGTGCCGACGATCGAGCCGTCCGGCAGCCACACCTGCCCCTCCTTGATCCAGCGGCCGCCGAGGTTGAGTTCAAACTGCATGTCCGGCGTCATCGGAAACCCGTCATGCGGGCAGACGAGCACGACCTGCTCCGCAGCGTCCATCGGATCGACGCTGTTCGGCCACTGCAACAGCTTGAAGTGAGGCTGGAATGACTCGTTGCACTGCGGGCAGCGCCAGTACCAGCGGCGCCGGTCGCCGCGGTTGTAGATTTGCATGATGCCGCCGCCGGTCTTCTCGTCGCCGGTCGGCGGCCCTTCGTGCGGAGTCTTCGGCAGCCACTTCGCATCGTTGACGGGGAAACCAGGCGACGCCTCGGCACCCCACATCGCATAACGACCGAAGGTCTCGCCGCGCTTCTTCGCGAGGTCGAACGGGTTACCTTCGCCGTCGATGTTCTGCGGCATCCGGTCGTAATCCATCAGCCAGCCGCGCGGTATCGTCTTGCCCGAGAGGTTGTTGATTGTCGGCCAGGTGATGAGCAGCCGCATCCCGCTGAGGAAGTGCTTGTCGAAGACGTTGTCGTTCTGCCGCCCCGGAGTCATCCGCTTGCGAAGCTCGGGGCTGTTGCGGATCGCCTTGGCGAGGTCGGCCTGCGACCAGTCGCGCGCGGTATGCTGCGCCATGTGGACGATCATCATGTCGGCGGGATCCGTGATCGCCGTCGAGCAGAGCCAGTTGATGAACATCGCCGACTTGCCGGTACGCGCCGGCCCGAGGAAAGCCATGCCCGTATAATCGAGGCTGGTCAGCACATCCATCGGCTCGCGCAGGTACGGCGTGCGATCGAGGCTGAACGGCCCGACATGCTGGCCGGGATTGTTGACGATGTGATAGCGCTCGGCTGCCTCGCTGACCGTGATGCGCTCCGGCGGCCGCACTGCATCGGCCGCCGCGACGATCATCTCCTCAAGCGAGTCAAAGAGGGTGATTTCCTCCTTGGTGGTCGGGTGAATGACAGTGTGCATCAGGCGGCGAGGAGCGCGTCGAATTCGTCGTCGAGCGGCGGTCCGCCGTTGTGGCCGATGCGATCAAGTGTCGCGACATGCGCGTCGACTCGGCGACCGATCCAGCGGACGCAGGTCACCGCCCAACTGTTGCCGAGTTGCTTGTAGCGCGGGCCGTCCGCAGCGCGCTTCCCCTTCTCGTCGATGGGAATATCTGTCCAGCCATCGGGGAAACCCTGAAGACGCTCGCACTCGACAGGCATCAGGCGGCGCACAGCCATCTGTTGATGATGCAGGATGAAGTCGCCGCCTTGGTTGCCGGTCGTCGGTCCGCCAGCCATGAGGGGCTGCGCAATGTCTACCTCGCGGGCCTTGTAATCCTTCCCGCTGTTCATCGGCATGATCGAGTAGAGCGACGGCACAATCGGCTGACCGCGACCGGTCCCGTCCTCGGATGCGTCGAACCCGTCCGCCTTCAGCGTATGGGTCACCTCCCCTGTGACACAGACGGCCTGCGGAACGGCGCGCTCCTGAATGGCATAGGCGACGCAGGGTGCGGCGTCTCCCTTCCCTGTTTCACCTGCCTGCGCGGTCAGCGCATTGACGATGTCGCCCATATCGCCGCGACCGTTGCGCGCGATGCGCGGTTGAAACGCGTAAGCGACTGCTGGCGGCACCCCTGCATTTGCGTGACTCTCGGTGTGGCCTCCCGCCCGAAGCGTCGGCGACAGGTCTTCAATCGCATCGCCGCCGTAATCCTTCGAGGAAAAGGCGACGGGTTGAACGATAAGATCGGAGGCGGATTTGTAGTCTCTGGCGGCGATGGTGCTGGCGACTGAAGCGTCGCCATATTCGCCGCTCGATTGCCTGTCGAAGGTCAGGACATCAGCAGGTTGTCGAACTCGCTCTCCGCCGAGAAGACTGTCAAAATCGCCTCCGATTTGTCCTTCCCGTGTCCCATGAACCCGACACGCAGGGACGACATGTCCGCTGCAGGCTCCGTCTGTTCCTGGGAAGCCACCGCCATCAGTGCGCGCATCAAGGGTTCCGGCAACGTCTTGCCCCGCTTCTCGGCTCGGCGGAGAATCCCTGCGCACGCCTTCGCGCTCAAAAAGTATTGCGGCGGGATCGAACCCGTCACGAGCACTTGCGATAACGAACACACGGCGGCGTCGTTGGGCCAGTCCGAAAAATTGGGCGTCGAGGGTCCGCCACGCGACTGACCTTTCGGGTCCAAGCACACAACCAGCGTTCGTCCATTTTCGCCCTGCCGGTTTGATTTCGCTGTCTTCTCCGGCAAGTCCAGCAAGGAAGCAACCGAAGGCGTTATCCTTTGATGTGAGGACACCTGGCACGTTCTCCCAAATGATGATGCAGGGCGGCTTTCCGTCCGCTCGGCGAACCTCGTCGATGGCATCGGCGAGATCGATGAAGGCAATGGTCAACTGGCCGCGCGGATCCGCAAGACCAAGGCGTCGACCGGCTATGGAATATGACTGGCACGGAGTCCCGCCGCAGAGCACGTCCGGCGCAGCGATCTCGCGCCGTCTCACCATGCCCGCCAGCTTCGTCATGTCGCCGTGGTTGACGACATCGGGAAACCGGTGCGCGAGCAGCTTGCTGGCCGCCTTGTCGATCTCGGCCAGCCATACGGCGCGCCATCCTAGCGGGAGCCATGCAACCGATGCGGCCTCGATCCCGCTGCAGACGCTTCCGAACTCAAGTCCCATGGGTGCGGTGTAACAACCGAAGCGTAGTGTTTCAACCTTTTAGTGAAATCACTCCTCACCCTCGTCGTCATCGTCGCCCAACATCTCGTGCTCGATCGCCGCGAGGCGGCTGCGGGTCTGCCGCTTCTTCGGCTCCTCCATCAGCATGTCGTGGAGTTCCGAGTTGAACACGTCGACCATGGCCGAGAGCTTCGCCAGCTGCTCGTCGGACAGCGCCGAGCGCATATTCTCGACCCACAACTGCGAATGACTCTTGATCGTCATCGCCATGCGGCCGAAGACCTCCAGCACATCCTCGGTCGCCCAGGCTTGGCCCGCCTCGATCTCGAACTTCAGCTTGATGCGCTTGGCTTCCCAGAACGTCTTGTTGATGGCGTTCGGCATGTCTGCCGGGTTCAGGGTCGCGAGATACGTGTCGATGTCCATCTTCGGCT